TCATTAGTATGAACATTGTCAAATGCTGGGTTCAATACAAACTTAACATTTGCCAAGAATGGAATTACATATGAAGTATAAGCAAATCCAAAGTTCAAGTCCATACCTTTACCAGTGATTGCACCGATATCAGCAGCCTGAATCAATAGACCTGAAGATACTGCTTCACGCTTAATAGCTTCATTTACCATACGCATACCACCCATACCAGTTTGTACAACTAGTGAGCGTTTTGGATCTGGACCTTGGAACTCAACCTTACCATTGAAGAAGTTGTAGATTTCTCCACGGAACAAATCAAGTGTAAAGTTATTTTTGTTGTATACTCTTTTGAATGAGTTATCCAACTGCTTCCAAAGACCCACAGATAAACGGATGTCATCTGGACCATCTTGACGTACTCTACCACCTTGTCCCCACATTAAGTAAGTTTCAATGTCAGTAGCAACTTTTGCCAAGTGAGCAGCTTCCATAGTTGTTAAGAAAGTTCTAGAAAGATCACCGTTATCAAATGCTTTTTTAACTTTATCTTTTCCAAGAACCTTAACCATATCATCTAATGATGTGATTGATGGATCAATGTTTTTGTCAAATGTTCTCCAGATTTCAGTTACAGGAACTGTACCATCTGCATTCATTCCACCTTTAATCATCAAGTCAGCACGGCTAGAGATTGAATAGTGAACGTGAGCTTCAGCACCACCAACAAAGTTATAGAATTCACGGAATCCTGCTCTTGTTTGGATGTCAGAAAATCTTTCACCATATTCTCCGCGGGCAGAACCTTTACGGAAAACTTTAGTACCATTAGCCAAGTACTTGTTGTCTAAGAATTTAAAGTTGTCATTGTCAACTAATTGTACTGTATAGATGAATCCATCTCCAATAGGAAGAATATCTTCTGTAGGTACAACATACATCTCAGCTCCATTGTATTTGTCATAAGTGATGATATCACCATGTCCAAACTCTCTGCGGCTAAGTTTTAGACGGAAAGTTGTTCCATCTACACCTTTGAAAGTGTTATTTGGTTCAATATCCTCAATGATGTAAGCTAAGTCTACAGACACTGGAGTCTGCCACTTATACTCACCACGAGCATTATCAACCATAATTACATTTTTACCACCAAAGCTAGACATTTGGTAAAGAGGCATTTCCACCTTCTGAGCCATAGCCCAAAGGTCTACTGGACCAAGGTCCATTGGTTCTGCATCCTTCAACATGTTAACCAAGTGGTAAGAATCTACGTGTGAACTAGCATTGTAGTTGGTATCCCGTAGAAATATACCATTGTTTAAAACTGGAGTTGCCATTTTTATTTGTTATTTAAATTGTTACTAATTAAAATCTCTTGAACATATTAGATCTTGAGATGGTTCTTTGTTGAGGTTTTGCTGTACCTCTCTTTTGTGGCTCAACATCTTCCATAGAAGGTGATGAACTTAATTTTCTAGACTCTTCAGTCTTTAATTGTCTTACTACTTTTTCTGTGGCTTGTTTACCACCCATGTCTTTGATTTTACTTTTATATCCATCTGGATCTGCAAGTAACCAAAGTGCTTCAGCAATAAGATCATGTCTTGGTTCTACAAACTGATATTTTTCAAGTAAGTGACCAAGCATGTTTGTTTGTTTACCAGAAATTGAAGGATAGTTAGGCTGAACTAATCCTGAATATAACATACTCTGAACTTTTTTATCAAGCTTAACACCATTGATTTCACCAGTTGCTAAAGTGTTATACACATTATCTGTATATTGTTTAGCCTGTTTTGCTTGTTGTTCTTTTTTTGCTTCTTGTTCAGCTAACTGTCTTGCAATAATTTCTTCTTGCATTCTATCTAACTTAGGCTTAAACTGATTAGCTTTTTGTTCTAATTTACCTAAATCAATCCAATCAGTAATTTCAGATTCAATTTCTTCAGGTGTTCCAAAGTTTGTAGCATAAAGATATTGTCTTGCAATTTCAGCTTGATCATATTCATCTGAAGGATCTAACTGTACAATTTCCTCTACATGTGCTAAAGTTCTAAAAAGACCTTTAAGATCTTGTCCGCCATCAGCAACATATTTAGCTGCAATCTGAAGTTCTTCTGGAAGAGAGTTAAAGAATTCTTTTGGTGTATCTTCTCTAACTTTATTTTCTCTCTCTTGGAAGTTTGCTTCAAATAACTCTCTGAAATCTTTAGTAGTATATTCCTCTAATGGTTTATCATCATCAAAAGGAATAAGTGTACCTTCCTCAATCATTTTAGTTGCTAATTCAGCAAGACCTGATTTATCTACTTTAGGTCTACCTTTATTACCAGCATCTTCTTCTTGAGAAATTAAGCCATCAAGCTCAGCTATTGTTTCTTCAACTTCTGCTTTCTTTTCCTTAGCTTCCTGTCTTTCTTCAGGAGTAGCCTTGGGGTTGTCAAGGAACGTAGTGTCTATATCTTCTTTAGAGAATAGACTTTTAGGTTTGTCTTCAGTTTTACCATCTTCAGGAAGCATTACATTTTCCGCACCTGGCATACCAAAGATCTCATCAATATTTACATCTACTTGATCTACCTTTGTAGTATCAAGAACCTGGGTTTCCCCAGTTGGGTTGTTGGTTGTTTCCATTACTTGTTGGTTTTTATTTATACTTTAATATACAAAATAAACTTGATAAATTTAAAAGACGCAGTTACTTTTTTTGTACTATATAGCTAACTACTACTTTTTATTTTCAGAATTTGGTTTATCAAATTTGTTTTTGTTCACTCTAGCTATCTCAAGTTGTTTATCTGCTATATCTTGTTGAGTTTGTAATTTTCTTTCCTCAAGAGCCATTTTTTGAGATTGTCTCATATTTTCATTAGACTGCTTCTCTCTCTGAAGTTGTGTTTGTTCTTGATACTGTTCACTCTGACGGATTTCTTTCATAGCATCCACATAATCAGATTGCTCATTCTTATTTACATCAACCATAGATCCATAACCAGCCGCTCTAATTTCAGCAACTAATATATCTCTTTGTCTATCTTTTTCTTTTTCTGCAGCTTGAGCATCTATCTTCATTTTCTCAATCTCTTGTTGTGATTGACTTTGCTGTTCTTGCATTTGCTGCTGTTGCTGCATTTCTTGTTGTTTTTGTTGTTGTTGTTTTTCTTCAGAAGACTTAAGTGCATTATTAAGTTCTGCAATAGATTCTGACTGAACAACTTTACCAAGATCATAGATACTAGCTCCTGTAGTATTATTCTGCATTGCCATTTGTTTTAACTGTTCTAATACAGCTCTATGATTTGCAGTAGTTGTAATAAATATATTAAGATCTCTAAGTAAAAGATCAGTTCCATTTATTTGGAAATTAACTTTATCATCTGCTCCTGTAATATATGTAAGTCTAGTAGATGGTTTTGTAGAATGATAATACTGAGCTAAGTCTGTACGCATCTGATGTACTCTAGGCATTAAATAATCACAGTGTTGTATAAAAAATACTTCTGTTTGAGCATAAGAAGCAGCCGTAGCTTGTTCTACTCCGGTTGCTGTAAGTTGTGATAACTGCTGTCCCATCCTTTGTGGGTTAACACCAATTACCTCATAAGCTTGTTGTTTAAAGTGATTAGCCAACTGAATCCTAGACATTAACCTTTCTGTTTGAGATAGGTCTAGTTTTTGGAAATGTTGGAAGTTTAATGCATTCTCTGTATTTGTTATAGAAGTATCTAGAGGAAGCATCTGGAAATTCTTCATAGCAACATATGCTTTTGCTAAATTTCCTTTACCCCAATCTTCTCCTAATGAATGTCGTGGAAGAGTGTTCTGATCTAACATAATGATAGTACCAAGTTCATCTACTAAGATGTCTGCAATCTGATTGTTGACAATGTTATATCCAATCTGATATGGTTTCATTAAGTCAAGTAATGCAGTTGACTTGGTATTCCTATCTGAGAATACAGCACCTTCCACTGGTAACTTACAGCCGTATAAGCTATTATCTCCTTTAAACTGAAACTTTAATGGTCCTATATGGTTCTTTTCTATACCTATGTATATAGGTGAAAATCCACCGGGATTATTCATACCCCAGAATGATGGGATATTAGGTCCAATTTTTACACCGCCCCATACTTCATTAATCCAGATCCAATCAATATGTTCTCCAAAGATTAGGTTATCTTTAGTTTTATTTTTCATTAACCTAGTATCATAAATAGGCTTATCATCTATTTTATAATCTTCAGTTACTATTTCATTAATAACTTCACCATTATCTGATACTTTAGTTAAGTGTCCAACTTTACGCTGTGACTTCCAGTATCCAGTTGTTACTCTTAATAAATATGCAGTACCTTGATCAAAGTAATCTTCACCTTCAGAAAGAATCTGATTAATAATATCTCCACCATCCATTATGGTTCCAGATCTCATAGTAGTATACTGTCTATATGCTAATGAAGGCATGTTAACATTCCACTCATGAGATTTAGTCCCATCATAGTAGGTACCATCATTTTGATAACCACCAATGATGTATCCTGCAGATCTAATTGGATAAACATTTTCTAGTGCTTCTAGCTGCTCTTGTGTCATTATGTACCCATAACGATCAATTACATCAGCAACAGTTAGCATATCTATTTTACCTACCCAGTTACCTTGTGAAATATATCTAGCATCCGGAGACTTATGATAAAATGTAATAGGAGGATTCCAAAGTTCTACTTCATAGTCATCTTCCATCATACGGAAATGCCAGAACTCTCTATCTGTAATAAGCATATCACGGAAACCTCTTTCTTCAAGCTCATCCATTTTAAATCTCTCAACATCTATTTTATGTTGATGAATTGCCCATTGTTCTGCCATTGATCTATAATCTTTTTTAAAGAAAGATTCAATCTCTGGTAACTTTTTTAATGCATCTGGTGCAAGTTGTTGTTGAGCTTCTTCTGATTCAGGATCTAATCCTTGTTCCATTAGTGCCGCAGATATTTTTACTTGTGCATCTGCTAAAAGAACTTCTTCTACAGCAGCTCTTTTTTGTTCAATCATCTCATTGTATGAGTATTCATCAACTGCTCTATAAACAAGTTTAGTTGATCTTTTTGCAAATTCAGCTACTAGAACATTAATTACATTTGGAATAATTGGATAAAACTTTAGCTCAAGTGCTGATGCATCTTCTTTAGTTAGTACCTCTACAATATCTCTGTACTCATTATCTTCTTCAACTATATAATCAGTTCTATCAATAATACCTTTTGCAAGTTTATAATTTTTCATTATCCTGCGGGCATTTCTCCGGATTTGTTTTAATCCGTTCCATTCTAACCAGTCAAGATTCCATGCAGCCCACTCATCATCTTTTGCTTCTTTAGACAAAAATTGTAATGGTTGAGTAATACTACCCATCCTATTATGAGAAACTTTTTTACCTTTTTTTGCTTCTAATGCGTTTATAATTTGCATATCATTTATTTAAGATTCTTAAATGGGGATCTTTTAAATCCCTGTCCTCCAGAATAAAAAGATTTACCCATATGCCGGAACGGACTACTCTTTAATTTAAACAAATTTTCTGACTTTTGCAAGTTTTTAGCTGCATCATCCATTATTGTTCTTCTAGTATATCCTCTATTTGATTGCTGTATTTTCATAAATGCAACAAGTGCACAGAATGAAACAAGTCTATCCACATTGACTCCATCAGCATATGCTCTCATTTCTTTAAGTAGCATTGGGTCAGGTATTCTTTCTATACCGTATTTAGTTCTAACTATAGTACCATCTGTTTTAGTTTCAACATCAAGCTCTTCTTTAGTATATTCTATAGCATAACTAAGAAGATGTGATTTGAATAATGTACCGGTATTTTTCCAACCATATTCTTGAAATACATTAGCATTAGCACCAAGATCCTTCAAGAACATAATCTGACTTTTAGGTACAAGATATCTTTGTTTCTTTCTAGATATCATATATTGAATGAAAAGTGATATGTTATTCTCTATCAATGTCCATGCATTATACCATTCAATTATTAGTTCAAGTTTTTGATGTGTTTTATTAATATCATCAAATCTGCCACACCATGCAGCTACTATTTTATCTGGTTCTATATAAGTTTCTGTTTCTGTACCTGTTACTTTAGTTACTTCAACTGGAGCTTTCATTATATATATAGAACATAGTGATTCTGAGGTAGTTGTTTTACCTTCAGACACGGGGTCAATAGATGCGTAATACTGTCCAAATGCTGGATCAGCTATAGGTCTTTCCCATACTACAAGACAACCTGTTTTATCTTCTGTATTCTTAGTTACAGGAAATTCCATTATAGGTCTTTTATTAGATGGTTTGACACTAGGTTTACCATTCTCATCTGTAGATATATCTAAAAACTCATATGCATATTCTTTATCTTCTATCCTTCTTTCCTGAGCTGTAACAAGATGAGTTGGAAACACAGATACTGTTCTATGAGCAAAGGCTTCTTCTATATTTCTTGGATGCTGTGATATTCTTAACTGATAAGTCTCTGGATCTAGTTCTTTTTTCCATACTTCAAATTGTCTGTCTAAAGCTTCTAAAGCTTCAGCAACAAGTGAATTACCATGCTTATCTATATAAGGTGGCATAGACCACTGTTCTGGAATAAATAAACCAGATAAACCAATAGTACCTTTAGAGTCAATAAGATTTGATTCTACTGAATATACATCATTATCTAATGGTTTAACTATCATTTTTCTTAAAGGCTCACACTGAGATAAATCACCCACAGATCCTGCAGCTATAAACATACCTGTAGTAATCAAACCAGATCTCATGGCTGGTCTCATATACTCATAGGTCTGATCCATCTTAGGAGCAATCCCTGCCTCCTCATGAAAGAAGTATTTAACTGGACCCCCTACACCATTTGTAGGATCTTTTTCAAATGACATACCTTGTATAGTACCTTTAAGACCTACCTCAGCTTTTCTATTTCCTTTTCGGACTTCAATCTTTTGTTGCCACATCATTACTTTATCCGGTGACATAGGTCTATACCATGCTGTATGTTCATTTAAGAATGCCGCATATTCCTGTAAGAATTTCCAGGAACCTTTTTCATTTATGTAATCTTTAAGACTTGCACCTACTTTAAGAGTAACACCTGCCTCAAACCATTGCTGGTTTATAAGTTTACCCATATGATAATAAGAAGAAGCTATCTGACGTTTCTTTAAAATAGCTACATGTTTATAGTTTAGTTCTGCTAATAGTTCATATAATGCCATATGATACTGAGCATCCCGGATATCAGCAAAACCAAACTGTTGTATCTCTTTGTTAAAGATAGGTAAGAAGTTAAGCCACATGTAGTATTCTCTAGCTAAGAACCAAGCTTTATGTCCATGTTTAATTAGAACACCTTTTCTACATTTAGCTTTTTGATCATCCCAGTACTCTATAAAGTCTTTAGATTTAAAAGGGGCTGTGCAGTATACACCAAGCTTTCTAAACTTATTTGATTCAGCTACAAATAACTCTGTACTAACTTCATCAAACTCATACTGTCCAGGTTGCTTAAATATTGTACGGAGATATGTAGCAAATTCTTCTCTGCTATCAAAAGATGTGGTAGTCCATTTACCATTATCCCAAGTTGGTATATCTTCAAAGATGTGGCTCATAACTAACTATCATATGCAAGACCTTGACCACCGCGGACTTTGCTTTGTTGTTCATCCTGTAGATCTTTGTATACACCTTTAAAGGATTGTCTTATGCCATCAAAATCCTTAGCAAGAGCTCTAATTTGAGCTATGTTACCATCTTTACCATCAGTAATCTGTGCAGTAGCTAGGTAATTAGATATTCTATCTAGTGCTTTCTGCATACCCGCATACGCGCGTGAGGTAGGTGTTTCATACAGTTTTTCACAGAATCTTAATGCATTATATATCTCTGTATCTTCAGTAGAAAACTCTCCTTCTATTTCTCTCATGATCAAGCTTTCTTTTTCTACATATGGTGTATGAAAGAAAGGGTTCATATCTGGATCCGGACATGTCATATAAAATAGATACTGATATATCTTTAGATAGTCATCCGGGTAATCATCCATTATATCCTTAAGAGACTTAAGTGTATAACAGTGTTCTGTTGGAACAACTGTTTTATTCTGTACATCAAATAGTTTAATCAGCATTGTTATTTCTTTTTAATTTTTGCTTTGTTATCATGAAGGTAGTGAATAATGGCATGCACTTCATCTACTAAATAAGGTACTTCTATTGGTATTACTTCTTTTACTATAGGATCTCCATTATCATCTAGTTTGGCAATAGGATATCCCCACTGATCTTCTTTCTCTACTTCAAAGGTTATATGGTGTATAAATATATTTCCGGGTCTTAGTTTAGGATTATGCTTCAATATAATATACATATAAATACTAAGCTGTAAAGCATAATGGTAAAAGTTACAGTCATCTAAGTTATTTACTGGATGAGCCATCTTATCAGATATTCCTTCCCAGTTTACATATGACTCCATCTTTATCTCTTTATTAGTTTTGTAGTCAATGATGTTTACTTTACCATTGACTACCTCAACTAAATCTGATTGACCGCAGATGCCGGCTGATCTTAAATAGACCATATGTTCTGGATACACGCCTGGTTCTAATTTTTGTGAAGGAGCTATTTTAACTCCTTCTTTAACTTCTGATGGTTTAAATACAGGTATTGTTGTACCTTCTCTTTCCATAGAAGATAATGCACATAAGTCATCTTCTCTTTGATTATGATACCATGTACCAAGAGTAGTAGATCTAGTAGACTCATTATTCCAGATTTCCTGAATAATTTTTGGATCTACTCCAGACCACTTAGACCTTTTGCTCTTGCTTACTTTCTCAGCTACTGCTTTAGCATCAAAAGGTTTTTTAAAATGGGAAACAAGTGTTGTTACACTTATCCAATCAATAGCTTCACCATCTAGGCTTTTATAACTATGATCATGTGCATTAAATACTATCATTTCTTTAGTTGTTCTATAGCAAGTATTGCTATGTTAAAATTATCTCTATCTTCTGATCTCAACATTGATATCAGATTTTTTGCTGTATCAGAATCTATTCTTTTTCTTTCTTCCATCCATTCTACAAACCCAACAGAATTTTCTATAGACATATGATGTGCAAGTTTGTCATCAGTACCTGTGCTATACATAATGTTAGGGCCTTGAGCAGCCATACCATCTGTGACAAGATCTTTCCAGTTCATGCATTATCAATTATACATTCAGCTAATGCTCTTGATGAACTATCTTCTGAAATCAACATTTTCCGGATATTTGCTACTTCTTCCTGTGTAAACTTACCTTCCATAGAAAGTATCTTTAGTCTTAAGAACTTATTGTCTGTTTCCAGTTTAGCAAGTCTTTCTTCTATTGCTTTTATAGGATTTTCCCATGGATCAAGCAATTTACCACTACTGTTTATTTGACTAAATATTCCATCATAAGTATTAGATGATGTAACAATTGAATCATTTATTAATCCAGTACTATAAATATTATCTTTCATATTATTAATCTTTAAGGTTTTCTAATTCTGCTTCTTGTTCTTCTGTAGCAATAGCATCCCATTTACCTAATGGGCATGAAGATGATAATGACCGGGTCTTAAATGCTAATGAGCATCCACACTCTGCACAACAAGGCTGAGTTTTCTTAACTGCACACTCTTTACCTTTAGTATCTAAGTGTTCACAATCATCACATATATCATGTCTCATGCGTGCTATATCTTCTACAAACTCATCTCTAATGATTGAGTTCTTAATTCCTTCTAGGATTCCTTTTCTATTCTCCCAGATTGTCTTTAGTACTGTTCTCATGTTTGGTTTTTTTAAAGTTATCTTTTCTTTCTTGTTCTTTAATTATCAACTCATTTATTTTAGTAAGTTGTTCAAGTTTTATTTCCAAGTTTTTCTTATTATGATATGCTTTAAATGTTGATGTATCATGATTATTAAGTGACTTAGTACATCTCTTAATGCTACTTTTAACAACACTATGCATTGCATTAAAATGACCTAACCCTTCTACATTTATTCTTGGATGTTTTAACTCAGTCATATAGTCTCTTATTGTTTTATAATAAAAGCCTATAAATTTATCTACCAAATCTTCTTCAATATTAAGATCTTCTGATAACTGTTTATATAGTTTATTGGCCTTCTTCGGTATCATTGCCTAAGAATTTATAATCCAATAGTATTGTACCTTTTGTTTGAATCTTTAATCCCGGGTCTAACATTATGAGTTTTTTATTACTTGGATCTTTTATTACAAGTTTATTTTTCTCAGCTTTGTTAATACAGTTCCGCACTGTTTGCGGAGATTTAAATATCCAATCCTCTTCTGCAGATGCATCAAGGCAAAAGTTTGTAAGTTCTATTGGCTCATTAAAACTTAATAAGGTAAGACAGTTTAAGTCAGACTCACTTACAGTTATATGATTAATATAACAGTGTGTAAGAATCTGAAATTTTACAACATCCCATTTAGGCATCTTGACACGCTTCTGTACCTGATTTACAAGTGCCATTGCTAACTTTTTTTAAGCTTCCTCTTTGCTGTTTCAGGATTAACTCTACCTTCTAGTTCTACTCCATCTTCATCTTGATCTTCTTCTAGTGCTTCCGGATTATTTATTTGATACATAGTAACAGCATACTGATGATCATATTGAAGTCTTTTAAGTTTATTTTCAGATATATCTGCTAACAACTTTTCATATTCAGCCTGAGCTTTTAAATACGGTAATGCATCTTCAAAGAACTTTTTCATTTCTTCTTTTCTTGCAGCTAACTCTTCATGTGATAGCTCTTGTTCTTGTTGGTTTTCCATTGGTTTTTAAATTAAAGTTTATACAAATATACAAGAAAAGTTTAAATTAAAATAGTTTAAAATAAAAAATCCAGGCATAGAAAATACCTGGACTA